TTATCACTAGATTCATCAGTAGTTTTATCACTAGATTCATCAGTAGTTTTATCAGTAGTTTTATCAGAATTATTATTTGTATTCAATGTTTCTTCATTTGTATTTGCTAAATTATTAGTATTAACAATATATGAATTTGAAATATTTTTTTCTTCTAATAAAATTTTATTTACATCCATTGTGTATGATTGTAACTTTAAAATAATTTCTTTTAAATCTGAAATTTCGTGTGCAAATAATTCAAACCTATTATTGAATTCGTTAATAATTGTGTTAAAATCGTTAACAGATACATGTTCCATGGTGTTAAAATTAGACTTTTCTTGAATATTATTTTGGTTAAGTGTAGGTTGATTATTAGGTTCATTAGAAAGATTATTTGTGATAGGATTTAATTTTGTTTCATTCATAAATTTTTCTAATAAAATCAATCTGTTATCAAATACAGAAATAACTTGAGGTAATGTAAGACCAGATTGTGGTTGCTTTTGATTTTCTGAAGGGGTACTTGGAGAGGTAAAAGAAGGTTTTGAATTATTACCAGATTGTGCAGCAGGCACATTTACTCTACGATTTATTGCAGCAGCGTTTGATCTACTCATTATTCAATCTAATATATTATATTAAATGAAATCTCTAAATAATTATAAACGAAAATATATTAAATACATGGTCGATATACTATTAATGACAGTATCGCTAATAAGTTATTCAAAACCACCTGACTGCGATAAAAGTATACAAGATCTAGTAGCATATTGCGCTAGAGTATCCAATCCCGCAAATCAAAATAATACAGAGACAAATGAAAAATTATTAAGATATCTTATCAAAAATAATCATTGGTCACCATTAGAAATGGTAAGTATATGTTTAGAAATAGAAACAACACGTGATATAGCCCGGCAAATACTAAGACATCGATCATTTTCATTTCAAGAATTCTCACAACGTTATGCTGTAGCGGATTTAGGATTCGAGACAAGAGAAGCTAGACTACAAGATAAAAAAAATCGTCAAAATAGTATAGAAACAGAAGATGAAAAATTAGAACAACAATGGGAAGAAGCACAATTAGTTGTTGGAGAATATGCATTGAATGCATATAATTGGGCAATCGAAAACGGTATAGCAAAAGAACAAGCCAGAGCTGTATTACCAGAAGGAATGACAAAGTCTAGAATGTATATGAATGGTACATTGCGTTCATGGGTACATTATATTCAATTACGTTCTGGAAATGGTACACAAAAAGAGCATAGAGAAATAGCAATAGAATGTGCAAAAGCTATAGAACCGATTTTTCCAATGATTACGGAATATATTTCAATATAATCCATATCAATAAAACAATAAAAATAAATATCTAATGGTTGTTTATAATGGAAATATTACACGAAACAACCGATGTACATAAAAAAACATTTTTTAATCATGTATTTTCACAAACAGAAGAAGGAAAAGCAGAAATTTTGAATGTTGTCCAATATTCATTATTAGGTGTTGTACCTGTATTAATATTAAATAAATTAATACAACGATTTATTCCAGAAGCAGATCCAGATAAATCTACTTTAGAACTTTTAGCCGAAATTTTCATACAATTAATAGTAATGTTCTGTGGTATTATTGTAATTCATAGAATCATAACATATATACCAACATATAGTGGTTTTAAATATGAAAGTTTGACACTTACTAATGTTATTTTAGCATTTTTGATAATTGTTCTCAGTATTCAAACAAAATTAGGAATAAAAGTAAATATATTATTTGATAGAGCAAACGATTTATGGAACGGATCATCAACTGATTCTAAGGAAAACGTTAAAAGAGGTGTTCGTGTAAATAAACCTGTTTCAAGACATGCACCTAGTCAAGCTGACTATTTAGATAATAGTCAAACACAAAGTAATATATTCCCACCTGCTCCTGTAGCAACAACTCGTCAAAGTAATGGTATGGATTCATATGATATGATGATGGGAAAACAACCAGTTGATATGGGTTCAATGTTAGGTCCAATGGCAGCCAATAGTTTATTAGGAGGTTCTTTCGGTTCTTCTTTTTAATTATAATGCCGAATAAATTGATTTATCTTATATACATAAATCTATATAAGATAATGGTATTTTATGATTTTATTGAAATTGGAACATCTGATTTTGATACAGAAATTGAAAAAAAAGATAAAAAAAAGGGAATTAGTGTTGAACCTATAAAATTTTATTTAGATCGTTTACAAAATAAAGATGATTGTATAAAATTAAATATAGGAATAAGTGATTATAATGGAAAAGCAAAAATTTATTATATTCCATTAAAAAATATAGAATTATATAATTTGCCACATTGGGTTAGAGGATGTAACTCTATTAATATATATCATCGTACTGTAAATAATTTATGTCAAGAATATGGATTGAATATTGAGTCTATATCAGATAATTATGAAATAGATATAATGACACTTTATCAAATGATGAAAAATAATAATACACAAGGAGTATATTTTTTGAAAATAGATACAGAGGGTCATGATACAAAAATATTGAAGAAATATTATGAAGATATTCATTCTAATAAACAATTACCACATGTAATATTATTTGAGAGCAACGTACTTATAAATCCAACTGATATAGATGAAGTTGTAGAATTATATACAAATTTTGGATACGATTTAATTTTTAGAAATAATGATACTCAAATGCAACTTAATTTACAGAAATTAAAAAATAAATCAATATTTACTGAATGTATAAAAAATTATTATATTATGGATTATCCATTGGATTATAATATATTAAATTTACCACATGAAAATACTTTAGAAAGTGCAAAAGAATATTGTATAAAACATAATTGCTCAGGTGTAACATTTCAAGATAATATATATCAGGTAAGAAATGGAAAATATATACAGTATTATGAAGATGAAACCATAAATTCTTGGATATATGTATAAATTATATTTATACATTTGAAATATTCGCTGGTCTATTTTTTTGTATTGAATATATCCATTGAATTCACTAATTCCATTTTACGCATTGATTTCTCAAAAGCATTTTCTGTTTGTAAATTGGCAAATAAATATTCAGTATTTGGACTATCTTCGGTTTTTTTGATTTGTTTGTATATTGAATTAATTTTATCGATTATTGATTGAATCAAAGGTTTATTATTCATAACTTCAATATTAGACTGAACAGGTTCTGTCAAAAGTGCAACAGCAAAATATAGTAAGTATCTTCGTTTTTTACAAGAAGCAGTTGTATATTTGATACAAAATATATTGAAAATAGATTTCATTAATATGTCAATATATTGATTATTAGTTAGACTGGAATAATGAAAAAGTATATCCCACAGTATCCATATGGTATCATTTCTATATTTTTTTTCTACATTTACAAATGATCTAGCTTGGCAAATAATATTTGTTTTTCGTTTTTTACATATTGCTTCGAAATCGATTGTCCATTCTATCCAATAACTAGCACCGACCATGCTTGTTTTATCATTTGAAATATTATATGCAAATTCGTTCATAGCTATAAAAAGCTCTTTCGGATCTTCTTTTTGAAAAATAGAATCTACGTAATGAATATTCGGTGCTTTTAGACGTTCAGGCATTTGTGTCATGTCAAATTCTTCCTCACGATTTATTTTGATTGGTTCGAAACTATGTTTTTTATTTGATAATGTAAGTGTACTCACTATTTCTGCAAATAGTTTTCGAATAGTTGGATTATTACGTAATTGTAATTCATTCAAATATTGTCCTTGTGAAATTATATTACGGAATATTTCAAACCGTTTTTCTAAATATACTACGATTTTCGGATTACCTAGATGTATATGTTTACCAACATAATGAAGAATAATTTCCCATAATTCCATATAATGCCCTGCGCAAACCAATTCAGCGCTCCAATAACAAGCAGGTTCTAATTTACCCTTTTTCATGTTCTCAATAAGCTGTTTTCTAACATCGGATTTTTTATATTTTGAGAAAGATATACCTTTTAATTGAGCGGGTGTTCGTATATCGTTTATTTCACTATTATCATTTACTTTTGATGTATTATCATCCATAATATAGAATATAATCAATATATTTATATTCTAAATTTATATAGAGATTTTTACATATTTTTATTATTTATGTATCGTATTCGCATTTTTTCCAGTTTTGGAGATTCATCCAAGTGTAAAGATATATATGAAAGATTATGTGAAGCACCATCGTTATCAAACTATGGTATAGATAAAGAAATATATATAACAAACGGCGATGATTATACCCATGTTCTCATTTTAAATACGGCAATGCCAGATATACCATCTCATATACCTAAACAAAATGTTATAGGATTAGCATTTGAACCATATGTATATTTGGGATTGACAGAAGAATTTGTTAAATATGCGATCAAATACATCGGAAAATATTTTATAGGTGATACGATGGGGTTACCAGAACCGTTTATTGAAGGGTTCTCATATATGTGGCATAATCCTCCATTAAAACAATTACCAATAAAAACAAAAATAATGTCTATGATGATTAGTGACAAAGCTTCACTAGAAGGACATATATATAGACATGAGCTTGTACAAAAAATTTTACAAACAAACTTACCAATTGATATATATGGTCGAGGGTGTAAATTTTATAAACATTTGAATGATCCACGTATTAGAGGCGAATTTGTAGAAGGTGAACCCTATAATGATTATCAATACCATATTTGTATAGAAAATTGTAAAACAAATCATTATTTTAGTGAAAAAATAATGAATCCGTTATTAGCAAATACTATACCTATTTATATGGGTTGTCGTAATATCGATTCATATTTTCCTGATATGGTTATCAAAATATCCGGAAATATACAGGCAGATATTTCATCGTTAAGACAGCTAATAATCGATACAAAATTTGATAAACCTGGTATTATTATTGATATCGAAAAAGTAAAAAATACTATTTATTTACTAAGAAATATTAATACTATTTTTGAATAAAAATATACATATATATAAAGCAATTAATAATGACAGATTATGTTGTTTGTATTCCATCATATAAACGTTCTCAAATATGTAATGAAAAAACGCTAAAAACATTGAAAAAAATGAATATTCCATCTAGTAAAATATACGTTTATTTAGCAAATAAAGAAGAAGAAATCGAATATGAAAAAGTACTTGATAAGAAACTATATAATAAATTAGTCGTAGGAATAAAAGGTTTAGTTCCACAAAGACAATTTATTATGGAAGAGTGGCCAGAAGGAAAACATATTGTATTTTTTGACGATGATGTAGGTAGTATTGATCTATCAATGTCGAAGATATTCAAAGGCAAATCCCTCGATTTCTTTTTCAAATATGCATTTAAAGAGTGTAAGAAAATGAAATCATTTATGTGGGGAGTATATCCCGTATTCAATCCTTTTTTTCGTAAAGCACGTGATGAATTGAGTACTTGTTTGAATTATATAGTGGGTGCTTTTTATGGTATTATAAATCGTCCTAATTTGAAATCTATACAATTGACATTGACAAAGGAAAATGGTCAAAAAGAAGATGTTGAAAGAACCATCAAATATTTTATAGAAGATGGGATAGTATTACGTTTTAATAAAATCGGGTTTGAAACAAAATATTATGGTAAATCGGGAGGATTAGGTACATTTGAGGCTCGTTTGAAACCTATGTTAGAAGCATCCAAACTTTTAAAGAAAACTTATCCTGAGTATGGTGAAATTTCTACAAAAAAAAATGGTATGACCGAATTTAGACTTAAAAAAATTCTTTCCAATCATAATGTTTCGCAAAATGTTACTAAGAAAAACAAGACACAAAAAAACAAGACACAAAAAAACAAATAATTTATTATATATATTTATCATGTATAATAAATTACACCAAAGTCTAACACACCTTTTCTCATTTACACTATTGAAGATTTCAATCCGTAAAGCGGACGAAACTTCAAGTAAGTTACCAGTTACAGTTTGAACCATAACAACGTGTAGGGTGCGGTTTCAAATCTTCACTGGTACAAAACGGTCATTTAAAAAATTGAATTAATTTTATAAACAATTCATTATCAGCAAAATACAACAAAACTTTTATCAAAGATGTACATAATAAACCGCTGGATTGTTATTGAAAATAGTAAAGATGATAATATTTGGAACAATTTATCATTAAATCCAAATCCAATTGCTATATATTTATTAGAAAAAAATCCTGATAAAATTTATTGGTATTGGTTCGCATTGAACCCAAATCCAGATGCTATTGATTTGTTGAAAAAAAATCCAGATAAAATTAATTGGCGTGGTTTATCACAAAATCCAAATCCAGATGCTATTGATTTGTTGAAAAAAAATCCAGATGAAATAAATTGGCCTGGTTTATCGCAAAATCCAAACGCTATGGATTTATTGAAACAAAATCCAGATAATATTGATTGGGTGTTTTTATCAGAAAATCCAAATCCAGATGCTATTGATTTGTTGAAAAAAAATCCAGACAGAATTAATTGGAGACATTTATCATATAATCCAAATCCAGATGCTATCCAATTATTAAAACAAAATCCAGACAATATTGATTGGAGTGCTTTAGTAGATAATCCAAATGCTATTGATTTGTTGGAACAAAATCTGGATAACTTAACAGCTGATTGTTGGTGGCGATTAACCAGAAATCCAAATGCTATCCATTTATTAGAAAAAAATCCATATAAAATTGATTTGGGTATGTTAGTACGCGTGCCAAGTATGCTTGATTATGATTATGAAAAAATAAAAACGCGTTGTAATATTTACAAGGAACAACTCATACAAAAAACAATGCATCCATCAAAAATTCAAAAATATTTAGATATGGGAATTAGTATTGATGAATTAGATAATCATTTATAGCCATTTTCATCCGCTATGCTGATAATTCTTCAACGGTGTAAAATATATATCATTATTGTTTTGTTCTCATTTTTTTCATAGTTTTTCTATGACATTCATAGAATTTTTTTGTTTTATTCATTGTTCTCAACCATACATTTTTTCTTAAATAACATACAATAGATAAACGTATCGCGTCCTTGTCTTCTTTTATCATTGGTAAATTTGCATGTGGTTGATGAACATCCATAAATAATATATCACGATTTCTAACATCTATGCCTATTCCATATTGTGGGAAACAAGTTTCTGCACCACTGTATTTGCCTTGTTCAATTACAGCCAAATTACCAAACCCTTCATCGTCGTCACCTTTATCAGTATGTACCGATGTTTGATAATTAACATTTGTTGTTACTGTAGTAAAACTAGTTCCTGGTATTTTGAAATGTGTTTGTTTTGCTTTTTTGTATTGGTTTGCATATTGGTCAGGTGTAAGTTTTTTGTATAATTCATCGACTTCTTTTATAAGTGGTATAGTTTCTTTATATTTTTCTGGATAATCCATATTGAATCTGCATTCACGAACATCTACTGCTGGTTTTTTACATAATTTTTTGAAAATTATTTTTTGACTAGGTGACCAACGATCAAAATAACCGAATATATTCGACATTACTTTTGGATTTGTCCAAAGTGATCTATTTTTACTTCCAGTAGCATTGCCACGGTTTGAAGAAACGTTTTTGGCAAATTGTATAATGTTTTCATAGAATTTTTGAGTATTTGTATCTGTAAGAGCGTTTTTTCTAAATCTTAATAATAGTTTACCTTCTTCTGTAAAAACATCCGCATCATGGTCAATAATATCTTTGATGTCATCGCGCTTTAATAATTTATTCATTTTTTTTTCCATTTTTGCATCATCATAATCTTTTCCTACAGTATATATTGTAAGATTGCCTTTTTTTTCTTTTTTTAGAATTGTCATTTTATAGGTTATAATATAGTTAGATAATTTTATACAATAACAAATCCATAAAAAAATCAATATTTTTTATTGTAAATATATATTATTCAGTAATAATACGTGGTACAACATTGATTGTTTGTAATTCTTGTGCCATCAACTTATAAGCATAAGGAATATCTACTAATGCGAAATCAGTTTTATTATCGCATGTTTTACATAAATGAATTGTAAAATCATTATATTTTTTATTACCTTCGTTGTATGCTGCAATCATACCACATTTCTTACAAACATATACACTGTATTTATCAGATACATCATATAGACGTTCACGACAGAATCTGGATGCTCCATGTGCAATCATTACATCACGTTCCATTTCACCAATACGGAAACCACCATCACGACTTCTTCCTTCAGCTGGTTGTCTTGTAAGATTTACCATCGGCCCGATAGATCTACTATGTTGCTTATCATTCACCATATGTTTTAATCTTTGATAAAAGACTGGACCAATAAATATACTAGTTTCTAATTGTTCACCAGTCAAACCATTATACATGACTTCGTTACCATAGCTTTCATATCCTAATTTTAAAAGTTCGCTACAAATAGTCTTTACATCCAAATTACCAAAGCTAGTTCCATCACCGAACATGCCTAATTCTAAAAGTACTTTACCAAGCAAGGTTTCTTTTAATTGCGCAATAGTCATTCTAGATGGAATAGCATGAGGATTTATAATGATATCTGGTCGTAGACCGTTTTTAGTGAATGGCATGTCACATTCTTGAATAATATTACCACAAGTACCTTTTTGCCCATGGCGACTTGAAAACTTATCACCAAGGACTGGCTTTCTTAAAACGCGTACACGGACTTTGGCAAAATTATATCCATCACCATTTCTACCAGTATAGTTCTTATCAATATAGGTTTCTTCAGTTGTTCTGAAAGTCTTACTTTGGTCCTCGAATTTTACTGTTTTTGTGGGGTCATTACGATTTTCTTTGATTGGGATTGTCTTTGCAATAATAACATCACGATTTTCAACTAATTCGTTTTCTGGAATAAAACCATTAGCATCTAATTTATCGTAATTACCGAATTTGATACCCTTGGTCTTTGTTGGGTCTGGTTTACAACGAATAATTTCATCACGAATGATGTTTTTATCTTCGTCTTTTTCTGTGTGATAAATTGTTGCTAAGAACAAGCCACGATCTAATGATCCTTTGTTGACTAGGACACTATCTTCTTGATTATATCCAGTATGTGTCATAATTGCTACATGAATTTGCGTTCCAGATGGAATGCGATTTAAATAAATCATATTCATGAGACGTGTGTCGACGAGAGGTCTACTCGGATAATTCAATACATAGGCGGTTTTGTCCATTCTTTTATCGTAGTTTGTTGCATAGACTCCCATAGCTTGCTTTCCCATGGCGCATTGGTACGTATTTCTAGGTGCTTGATTATGTTCCGGGAAAGGAATACAAGAAGCCAAAACACCGAAAATTGTACTAGGATGGATTTCACAATGAGTATAATTGAAAATATGATTGACGTCCTGTAAATAACCATGTTTACACTTCATAGCAATCATTGCCAAGTTTTGTTCTTCTGGATCGATGTATTCGATAACCGATTCATTCAATTTACAATTTGTTAGTAAATCATTCCATGATAATTCCTTTGATATTAATCTATCAATAACATCTCTGTCTATAATTGCACGATTATTTTTTACTTTTAAAACCGGCCGAGTGAGTCTTCCTCCATCATTACAAATACGTATTTCTAGCATTTTAAAATCAAATATAACAGACGTATAAATATTAATAATGCCCTTGTACTTTTTGTCTTTCATATCGCTGTATAGTTCAATGGGTGTTTCTGTAACTCCTAACCAACAACCATTGACAAATACTTTGACTTTTTTATAAAGATTTTCTGAATTTGTATCATTGACACTTACCAAAAATGGTTTAACATATTCGTACAAAGAACTACTATTGGTAGGAATAGTAATATGTGCCATATAACTGATGTTCTTGACTACACCAATCGACTGGCCCTCTGGAGTTTCCGCAGGACATAAGAAGCCGAACGTCGTGTTATGTAATTTTCTAGGTGCAATCAATTCACCACTTTTTTCCAATGGTGTATTAATACGTCTAGAATGACTAAGACTAGCTACATAAGTCAACCTATTCAATACTTGTGCAACACCGACTTTACTACTATTTGATTGTTTGATACTAAAATCGCCAGTAGCTAATGCACGATTGATACCATTTTCAATCGTAGTAGATTTCATTATTTTATAAATATTCGTCATATTAACAATATTTTCATAATCCTCCTTTGAACGCCATGATCCAGTATTTATTTCACGAACAATCTGTTTCTGCATTTCTTTTACTAATTTATTGAAATAGTTTCTGAATAAATTATTAAGGAGTGTTCCAGTGAGTTCAATACGTTTATTGACGTATGAATCACGGTCGTCTGGTGGTAAATGACCCAAACTAGTTTGAATAAGTTTTTTAGCCATATACCCTAATAAATACAATTTTTGTTGAAGTGTTTGACAATGTGGGAAAAGATCACTATCCAAAACTTCTATGGTGAATTCACGTTTTTTACGCATACCAGTTTCTTTATCCATATTTAGTGGAGTATATGCAACAAAACTAGTTATATGTTTTATAGCGTCTTCTTGTGTCATATATTTATTAGAATCAATCATAGATGCTTGTAAACATTTCAATAAATCTTCTTGTTTTTCATCTTCAATATCTAATAAAATATATTTTGCAATATCCTTATCACTTTCAACACCCAAAGCTCTATATAAAACAAATAATTCTATAGGTTGTTTAATACGAGGGATAGAAACAAATATTCCATTACCAAAACCATTATTTTTACTAGAAATCATCATTTCAATTTGTTTCGGTGAAATACATTTGAAATCAGGAACAGATTTAATTTCAGCAAACCAATCCCATTTTGCAGTATTTTTGCCATCAAAACAATATACTCGATTCTCTGCTGCACGTTCTTGACCTAATACAGTTTTTTCAGATCCTTTTATAATAAAATAACCACCACAATCCATAGAACATTCACCTGTATATAAAGGATTAATATGTCCGTTTTGTTTCAAAACACAAATAGATGATTTTAACATAATTGGTAATTTACCAATATTTATTTTTGGTAATGTTTTTTCAATTGTTTTCGGTACATCCATATTTTCAGTATTACGGATGACATATTTTATATTAACATCTACAGTCATAGTAGAAGCATATGTAAAGTTACGTAATTTAGCTTCTTGTGGTAACATTATTTTCGTTGCTCCATTATTTTCATGTATTTGTGGCGGATATAGTTTAAAATTAGTAAATGATATGAATACTTCTAAAAAATATTTATCTTTTTCTATTACGAAATCATTTTCAGAGCGAATAGTTACAGGATTAAACATTTGTATAGTACGTAATATTTGATAATTTACAAAATGATTATATGATTCAATTTGATGACGAACTAATCGTTCGAGATGTTGACCTTCAAAATAAGATTCAATAATATGATATGGTTCTTCAATATATTTTCCCAAATGTTCTAATAATTTTTTTTCATTATCTGACATCTTTTCATTATCTGACATCTTTTCATTATCTTCCAGTTGTTTCTTTATTTTTTCCTCGATTTCGATTGTTTCTTTTATGAATGTAGTTTCTACATTCGATACAACGGATTTTTTGGGTGCTTTTATTTTTAATTTCTGATCAGTTTTATTGGATTTTGTTTCGTAGCTCAACATTTTCGATTATATTTATAATCGATTGTTAATTATATTATAAATTCAATTTTTTAATTTGTTTTATTTATAAATATTTTTACGTATATATATTTATAAAAACTAAGATAAATACATAATTATTTATATAGAAAATGACTAATAAAAAATCAACTCGGTTTATTGATTTTTTAGATTCATATCATAAAAAAATGCAGTGTAATTATTTAGAATATACTATTTTGAATACTGCAATAGAAAACAATATACATGAACAAAAACTAACAGATCCAAGTTTTTCAGGTAAACGATACGAATATAATTATGCCATCAAAAAATGCAATACAGACATTTCTGATAATAGTTTTTATTCAATGCATAATTCTTCTATTTGGAATAAAACCAATGATAATTTTCATTTTTCTTTTTTTCCAAACCAATATTCAATTTGGCAGAAGGAACACGAAGCAAATATTATACTACTAAACAATGAAGAACAAATAATAAAAACAAAAACAAAAACAAAAACACATTTAATTGATGTCTCAATAAATAGTTTGGATGATATTCTTTCTATCATAAAAAACAACGAATATCAAGATGATATTGAATATAATATTGATTTGAAATCATTACATAATATCAAAGAAGAATTGATAGAATTAAATAATATGATTGGCATTCAAACTATGAAAAAATCTATTTTGGATCAATTAATATATTTTGTTCAAGAATTACATTTAGGTAAAGAAAAAGAAACAGGTGATTTCAAACATACAGTGTTATATGGTCCACCTGGAACTGGTAAAACAGAAATCGCAAAAATAATAGGTAGGATGTATTCAAAACTAGGTATATTGAAAAAAAATGTATTCAAAAAGGCTACACGAAGTGAATTAATAGCTGGTTATTTAGGACAGACCGCGATAAAAACTAAAAAAATAATCGATGAATGTTTGGGAGGCGTTTTATTTATTGATGAAGCATATTCTTTAGCGAGTGGTGATCGAGAAGATAGTTATTCAAAAGAATGTTTAGATACGTTATGTGAAGCATTGAGTGATCATAAAAATGATCTAATGGTTATTATAGCAGGTTATGAGGACGAATTGAATGAAACTTTTTTTAAGGTAAATAAAGGATTAGAATCTAGATTTATTTGGCGATTTACTATGGAAGAGTATTCATCAAAAGAATTGATGGAAATTTTTAAGAAAAAAATTAATGATATAGAATGGTCATTAGAAGTAGATGATGTAAAGCTTCAAAAATGGTTTGAAGATAATAAAACATCTTTCAAACATTTTGGTCGTGATATGGAACTTTTGTTAACTTATGTAAAAATTACACATGGAAGACGTATTTATATGAAAAACAAAGAATTACGTAAGATTATTAGTTTTGATGATATAAAAAATGGATATGATGTATTTATGAAAAATAAAAAAACGAAAAAAGAATGTATTTTTATGAATAGTATTTATATTTAGTAATTAGTCAATATATAAATTTAGGAATTTATATATTTTGTAATATTATTCTTTTCCATATGTGTAGATATAATATAAAACATTTTATAATATAATACTACATATGAATGATAAAAAAACTTTAACAATAAATCCAGAATTATTTTCATTTTCCAATAATACAACTAGAAAAAAACGCGCAAAAAATACTAGTGAAATCAAAATAAAAACTAGCGCAGCTAAAACGAAGGATGATACTCTTAAAAAAAGGTCTATTTTAAAAATGATACGTCAACATCAAGAAGATCGATATAAAAAATTATTTGAAGATAATAAACCAACTAAAACCACGCCAGTTGATAATAATTTTAATAAAGAATTTCAAGAAGCAAAAGCATTTTTAGAGAACTTGACAGAAAAAAATAAAGTGGAACAAAATTTAAAAAATCACACTCTGAAAAATTATCCAAACAACAACCCCACTTCTATGTTATTTTCACCAAGCTTAGATACATTAGCACCATTGAATGATATTATTACTACAAATATTACTAATGTTCCTTCTATGAAATTGAATATATTACAACCGCCACAATATGGTTGTTTGAAAAATGGTACATTACCTACCTATAGAAATTATATGAATCAAACAAGAAAAAATATTCAACAACCTATTATTACTATTGGTGGTAACATGAATACTATCAATACAAATGCAAATAAAAATAAACAACCCACTACAAGTATACAATCATTAGAATCTAATCAAACCGGTGGCAATAATTCACAACATGTAGAAAATAAGATAAACGAAGCAATAGATCGTGTTAAACAAATGAATCAGACTGCTATTAAATTACAAGAAATGAAAAAAAAGATGAAACCTAAAAAGATGAAACAAAAAAAAACAAAACGACGTACATATAAAATTGGTAAATCAAAAGTATTACCGAAAGTTTCTGTGTTAGTATCCAATAAAACTATACGTAATAATATTAGTACAAAAAAACAATTATTAAAACAAGTACCTATTCAAGAAGTAAAATCATATCTTATGAAAAGAGGCTTTATAAAAATAGGTTCGACAGCACCAAGTGATGTTTTACGTAAAATGTACGAAAGTGCAGTTATGATATGTGGAGAGGTTCAAAACCATAATCCAGATAATCTTTTGTATAATTATTTTAATGGAGGTGATACATAAATATTATAGAATATTATAGAAAATAGTACATAGTACATACTATAATAAAACATACGCCATTTACAAATATAATGATATATGGATTCTCTTTTGTTTTTTTTAAAATATTGTTTGGTATAATAATATCATCGTTTTTTTTATTATTCGAATCAATTATTATATCTATTTCTATAAATTGTCCATAATCTTCCATATCTTGGACCATTGGTTCTTTATATAAATTATGTAAATATATATTTTTGATAATATATATTTATATTATTGAATTTATATTGTTGTAATTACACTTGTAATCTGCAGTCAATTTTTTATTATTTAGACAAAATCTTTTTAATATATATAATGAAAAAAGATTTTCACGTTCATACTGATGTAGTATATAACAAATATGCACATCATTTAATGAACCATGTTAACCAACCACATTTATCTGATAACGAAATTGAAAATGTTATAGATGATATAAATTTTGTATTAAATATAGGTCTTCCTGTATATATAAATATTTATACTAATGTTGAAGGCACTATATTTGCTAATGATAGTAAAGGCAATCCAATTAATAATAGAGAAGTTATTACTATTATTTATGTACATTCATATACGAACATAGTAAATGGATTTTTAAATAATATAAATAGTTATACATCTTATCTGTTTGTTGATAATAGCACGTTTCGTGTATATGATACTGATCAAAGTTATTATTATTATATTAATGGAGTTGTTCCAAATGATATTAAATTATTAACATAATATTGTAATTACAAATATAGAGTTGTATAATAGTGACTGCATAATAAGCTAACAAAAATATATTTTAGCTAATTATATATAATGAATATTGTATATAATTTATTACAACATTTTTTTTATGAAGAATATGTTAATACATTTTTAATGGTTTTTACAAGTTTTATTATCAATATTATTCAAACAAATGGTATTTCATACATAACTGCAAAAATAATAGATTTAATTCATAAAAATAAAAAAATATTAGTTTATGATTTTTTCAAGTATTTTGTATTTATATCAATAGCATATATATTATTATATAATTATTATAAATATTTTCAAAATAAGCTTTTGACAAAACTTCGCCAATGGATGAGACATCAACTCGTCAAAGCTATGTTGATAGTAAACAACGAAAATTTCAGTGAAATCAATTTTACAAAATTAAATTCTCCGATAAATCGAATTTCTTCTGTTTGTTTTATGGTATTTAATGATATGATTACATATTTGTTGCCAAATATAACATTTTTAATAATAATTTCATCTTATTTTTTGTTGAAAAATACTATATTTGGAGTTTCTTTTATTATTGGTAATATATTATTATTGATTTATTTATATTTGAATTGGGAAAATATGTTAGTATATAACGAAGATTATGAGAAACATGTTAACGACACAGAATCCTATTTACAAGAAATATTAAATAATATTGATAAAATTATTTATAGAGGACAAACTGTTAATGAAATAGAAGTTTTTTCGGATAAAACGAATAAGAGCATAAACAAAGCGTTTGATTTTTATTCAATAACTAGTTTTCATGGAACAGTGATGAATTGTATTGTTTTTATTATTATATTTTTATCCATTGGTTATTTGATTTACTTGTATTTTGACAAACAAATTGATTTTACTATTTTTGTAGCATTTTTTACTATTATATTGCTTTATAGAGATAAAATGATAACTATTATACAACAAATACCCGATTTTATAGAATTTTTGGGAAGATCTGATTCTGTTCTCGTACATTTCAAAAATATGGAAAATTCGTATGATATATTGAAACAAAATGAAAAACAATACAAAAAGGTAAATTTAGAATTCAATAAAATACATTTTGAAAAAGTATCATTTGGATATCAATCGAGTGATAAATTATTATTTGAAAATTTGAATTTATCATTGGATATTGATAATAAAATCATAGGTGTTGTCGGTTTATCCGGTAGAGGTAAATCTACTTTCATGAAACTAGTTCTTAAATTATATAAACCAAAAAATGGAAATATTTATATAGATGGCCAAAATATAGACACCATTGATCCTGATTATATTCGTAAAAATATTACTTATGTAAATCAAAATTCAAAATTATTTGATAAAAAAGTAATAGATAATATGTTATATGGTTGTCTTGATCTCGATACATGTAATGCATATTTAAAACAAATAATGCAATATAAAAAAATTAATGAATTGTATAAAAACGTTGATATTTATAATCAACGATCTGGTGCTTTGGGTGAAAATTTATCAGGTGGTCAACGACAGATTATTAATATTATTGGTGGACTCATCAATCCATCGAAAATATTGATATTGGATGAACCAACGAATGCTCTTGATCCAGAATTAAAGAGCGAGCTTTTAGAATTGATACGTGATTTCAAGAAATATAAAAAAAGTATCATAATAATAACGCATGATAGAGACGTACATGATTTATTTGATGAAGTTATTAAAATATAATAATTTGATAATAGTATTATATTTTATTGTTCATAGATATTTTGAATTTCAGAAACCTTCAATACTACTGTATGTTTATTTGCGTTTAAAACAAAATGTAGACCTTCATTTTTGTTCCTTCCTACAAATTTTGCTAAAATTGTACCTTTTTTTGTTGTTATTTTATATATATTATTAATAACTAATTCTGTTAGATCAATAGGATTTGTGTTATCCATTATATATTATATAAATATATTAAAGTATATAAAATATAATATATAATGAATGATTTTTTTATATTATATGAAAAAATAAAAGCAAATTCAATTGATAATAATATGATGCAACAATTTATAAATAAAGGAATGGACATTTATAATGCGACAAATGATATATCTATAAAAGAAAGTGTTTTGTCTAAACTTATTGAAATATATCCTAATGAACCTGCATTTTATTATTATATGGGGTATTCTTTAAAAAAAATAAATCCTCATAAATCATTTCCATTTTTTCAAAAATCTTATGAAATAAACCCATATAATATTGAAAACTTGATAGATTATTGTGATTTATTACATGAATTTGGTAATTCTAGAAAAGTACTTGATTTGAATGAAAAAACTCCTTTTGGAGATTATCTAAAAGATGTTCGTTTATTAACTGTTTTTGTAAATTGTAAATATAAGGAATATTATTTCAAAGATTTATTGAAATATTTATTATATATTATTAAAGAAAAATCTAAAATACCTGCAATTACATATCATGATAAAGAATGGAAATTTTCAAATTATTTGAATGTAGGACATATGTTTACTTACTTGGGTGATTATGATAAATCAATTATTTATAGTGAAAAAGCATTTGAAATGTCAAAAAAATTTGATTTGAAAAATAAATTGAAATTATCTGGAATATCGAATTTATTAGCACTTGAAGATTATATATATCATGATTTGAATATACATTATATTAAAGCTTTACAAATAAACGATTTATATCCAAATAAAACAACATATATTTTTAATAAAACTCATAAAAAGATTCGTATAGGCTACATTTCCAGTGATTTTTCAAGCCATGCGGTTTCTAATTTTATTTTACCAATTTTAAAAAATCATAATCGAGAACATTTTGATATTTATATATTTTATAATCAAAAATTTATATGGGAAAAATTTTCTGATTTGAAATTGTATGAACATAGTATTTATAATTTATCAACCGAAGAAGCTGCAGAATTAATATATAGTTTTGAAATTGATATATTATTTGATTTAAATGGATATACTGAAAATAATAGATTAGATATATTTTCTTTGAATCCATCCCCTATACAAATTTCTTATTTGGGATATCCAAATACAACTGGATTGAAATCAATACACTATAGAATAACTGATAAAATCGCCGATAATATTGATTCTGTACAGAAATATTCAGAAACCCTAATAAAAATGCCTAAATGTTTTTTACTTTATGATTCGATCAATCAAGAACATCCAGTTGTCCCTAGAAAAACGAAAGATACTATTATTTTGGGTTCCGTTAATAATGAGAAAAAAAATTCGAAACAATTACTAGAAACATGGAAAAAAATATTAGAAATATGCCCAAATACGAAATTATTAATAAAATTAATAGCTTATGATGATTTAATAGAAAGACAATCTTATTATATGAAAAAATTAAATGTCAGTAAAGATCGATTGATAATGATTACTAAGGTCGATAACGATGGATATAATAAATTATTTTCTATGGTAGATCTTGTGTTAGATACATTTCCATATAGTGGAACTACAACAACATGTAATGCATTATATAATTCTATTCCAGTTGTAACATTGTATCATAAAAATTATCATGCTCATAATGTAAGTAGTTCTCTCTTGATAAATGCAGGTTTGGATGAATTAGTATGTGATGATACAAATCAATATATAAATTTAGTAAAATACCTTACGATAAATCCCGTGAAAATCGATGAATATAAAAAAACGGTTGGTGAAAAATTCAAAAAATCTATGAATGTTCATGAATTTATGGAGTCTTATGAGAACATTTTGAAAGACTTGCATAAGAATATGAAAAATGATGTTTTGGACGATAATGTTATCAATATTTGTATTTGAAACTTACATGTTTAGCTGGTTTATATATTTTTATAAAATATATAAATAGTTTTTCATAATACTATCTATGTCAAAATCAAAAAAAACATCCGTATCAAAAGATCCAGAAACTGGTATATACTATGAATATTTTAATCAAACAAAAACATATCAAAAGCAATATGGTTTGAAAACAGTGGTTCTTATGCAAGTTGGTGCTTTTTTTGAAGTGTATGGAATAAAAATGACTGATAATAATATAATAGAAAGCATCATAGAAGACTTCTCGAATGTATGTCAACTTAATATATCTGAAAAAAAAATATCATATGGTGGTGGTCAAATTGTAATGGCTGGTTTTCGAGACTTTACTTTGGAAAAATATTTGGTAATATTGACTGAAAATGGATATACAGTTCCAGTTTTTGTTCAAGAAAAAAATGGAAAAGAAGTAATACGTAAATTGAATAAAGTACATTCATCTGGTACATTTATATCTTGCGATAATGATAGTTCTCCAAGAATTACAAATTATATAATGTGTATTTGGTTAGAAACATTCAAACAATTATCAAATGGTTCTCGTGATATAATAGTATACGGTGTTTCCGTTATCAATATTTTTACAGGAAAATCCTCTATGTTTCAACATGAAACTAGCTTTTATATGAATATAACTACTTTCGATGAATTGGAACGTTATGTATCTATATATTGTCCTAGTGAAGTCATAATAATAAGTGCATTTGAATCTAAAGATATTAATTCAATCATACAAATGATCGGTATACAATCTCAAATCATTCATTTGGTAAATACGAAAAACGTAGATAATAAAACAGAAATAGAAAAAGTTCAACGTTGTTCAAATCAAAAGTATACTAAACAGATATTAACTAATTTTTTCGGCGAAGAAGCATATGATTTATGTAGTGAATTTCAAACGTATATTATGGCAACACAATCATTTTGTTATTTATTGAACTTTGTTCAAGAACATAACTCACAATTAGTTCGCAAAATCGCTATTCCTGAATTCAATAATACATCGACTAGGATGATATTAGCTAATCATACACTTTCACAATTGAATATTATTCATGATATGAATTCTGTATCAAAAAACGGACAATTATCATGCGTTTTATCGTTTTTAAATAAATGTTGTTCTTCTATGGGAAAACGTAGGTTTCAATATCAATTATTAAATCCAAAATTTGATGAAGATTGGCTTACCATGGAATATAAAATGATCGATGTATTCATAAATGAGTATTATCTGGTTGATATTTTTCGTAAACAACTTGGTCAAATACGCGATATTGAAAAAATATCTAGACAAATAGTTATAAAAAATATATTTCCATCGTCGATTGCACATTTATATAAAAGTATCGAGAACATTAAACAAATAAATAATTGTTTATATGAATTACCAGACGTATCTCAATATTTATGTAATGATTTCGAGAACCTTTATCAAAAAGACCCATATTATATCAATAATTCATGTGATAATATCATTGAATTCTTTGATAAAAATTTAGTGATTGATTTATGTAAAAATATTTCTTCTATTACTAATTTTGATGTAAATATAATTCAACCAGGTATTTCTTCAGAATTAGATGATGTTGTTACCAAATACAATGAAAATCAAGATAAATTTAATAAAATAAGACAATATTTCAATGGGTTGATACAAACACAAGAAAATTCTCCAGATACAGATTATGTAAAAATTCATGAAACCGAAAAATCTGGTGTATGTTTACAAATTACGTCGAAACGTTCTCAATTATTGAAAAAAGGAATTGAATCAGAATTATCTGGTAAGAAAAAATACGGTAATATAGAAAAAGGTTATGTAGTTATTGATGAAACATTGAAAATTCCATTGAAAGAAGTAAAATTTGTGAAACCGTCATCAAGTTCGGTCGATATTTCATTTATAGAATTAGATACAATATGTAAGAATTTATTGAATTATAAAGATACAATGAATACACTGATAGGAAAAGTATATATTGATATATTGGGCAAAATAGAACAGTATTTTTATATTGAATTGGAGAACCTTGCATATTTTGTTTCAAAAGTCGATGTTTTACAATCAAAAACATATATTGCCAAAAATTATAACTATTGTTGTCCAGTTATCGAAAATGCGGATAAATCTTTTGTTGATGCACGGGAACTTCGACATTGTTTGATTGAACATATTCAACAAAATGAAATTTATGTAACAAATGATATTTGTTTGGGAAAATCGGATGAACAGTCTAAAGATGGAATTTTATTATATGGGACTAATGCAGTAGGTAAAACTAGTTTTATACGCGCATTAGGTGTGGCCATTATTATGGCACAATCCGGAATGTATGTTCCATGTTCTCAATTTATATATAAACCATATACTGCAATTTTTTCTAGAATATTAGGAAATGATAATTTATTTAAAGGGCTCTCTACGTTTGCAGTAGAAATGAGCGAATTACGTATCATTTTGAAGATGGCGGATGAAAATAGTTTGATATTAGGTGATGAATTATGTTCAGGAACAGAAACTGAAAGTGCCTTGAGTATTTTTGTAGCAGGTCTTATAAATTTGAATGAAAAGGGGTCTTCTTATATTTTTGCAACCCACTTTCATGAAATAGTTAATTACGTTGAAATTCGAGAACTTTCAAAACTTGTTATGAAACATATGTCTGTTTTTTATGATAGAGAAAATGATTGTTTGGTATATGATCGTAAATTAAAAGACGGTTCAGGACCACGTATTTATGGTTTAGAAGTTTGTAAATCGCTGTATTTAGACAAAGACTTTTTAGATTTAGCATATTCGATCCGAAATAAATACTATCCTGATTCCCGAGGTGAATTATCAAACCCACATAGCGTTTATAATACAGATAAAATAAGGGGGCTATGTGAAGTATGTGGTGAAAAAATGGGAGAGGAAACACATCATTTAAGTCCACAGAAAGATGCGGACGTAAATGGATATATTGGGACATTTCATAAAAACCATAAAGCTAATTTGGTATCTGTTTGTGAAAAATGTCATGATAAATTACATTCTGAAAAAAAAACATTAGTCAAAAAAAAAACAACTAAGGGATTTGTATTGAAAGATTATTGACAATTGCCGTAACATTTTCCTTGATAATAGTAATAATCGCGATTTGGAATAAATATATCACTAAAATTCGATTTTACTGAAGGACCACGTTCATTACCACTAACGCATTTAGAACCACCTAATAAAACACAACAAGATGTAGATGCACAAACATTTCCATTTAGTTTTTGACAAGCTTCTTCTAATAATAATGGTTGATCTTTGTATTGATTACAAATTCCGCCTAAATTATAAGGAGGATTTATAATTGAACTCGAAGAAAGACCTGTTGTTTTACTTAAATATACACTATCTTCATAATTTGGAACATAAGATGATGAACTGAATTGAAAATAACCGGGTTGATAATATAATGTACTACCCTGAACGTTTGGACCAGGTAATACAACTACATTTCCAGTTCGATCACGCACATATATATCTCCATTTTTGAATTCTGTATAATCTGAATCTGCCTTTATCTCTTGTTCACTTGCATGATATTCCGGAAAATTATCCGGGTTATTATCATATTGTATATAATCATTTATTGAATTATTTTGATTACTAGAGTTGTATTGTGTGTTTATTATTTTATTACCATACTGGTCTAATACTATTTCTCCATTTTCATTTAATACATACATACCTGGGTTATATATCAATTTATTATTAGCAGATTTCTTGGCATAACCATTGGAATCTAACTGAATATCAGGTGTGCAATTGGTAACAATACCTATTTTATCTATTTCATTTGATAATACTTTATTACCAGTAGAATCATATATCAAATAATTATCTGCGTCTACTAAATAATTACCTTCTACTTTTATACCTTCTGTATTTATTTTGACTACCTTAATATTAGATCCTCTAGAATCATATACTAAGTTTGAATATTCGTCTCTTAAATAATCTCCTATCCTTGCATAATTCGGATTAATGATTGATTCATTAATATCATTTTTTAAAGGATAACCATTCGAATCTAATTTGATATTAGGAATACATTTGATTACAATATTAGATTCATTTATATTGCTAACTTTTACATATTTACCTTTATAAGCAACTTTATTATAATAAGCGTCGACCATTATATCACCTTTGTATAATTTGTTTTTGTTTAAGTATGTTTTTCCGTTATTATCTAATATAGGATATCCATATTCATCTAAAGCGATGTTTGGTGATACTTTTGTAACTTTTCCATCATTGTTAGTAGTAATAACTATAACATTGATTGTTTTATTATTATCTATATATGTTACAATATTACCTGTTTCATTTTTTAAAATATCATTAACATTTTGTCTATTTATATTATCTAGTCCTTCTATATTTTTTTTCATTATAAACATTCCAACTCCTAAACTTATAAAAATCATCGATATCAAAATAATATAAGTTATAGTAATTTTATTCATTTTGTTTTATATATTCTTAGAAATATTTGTAAATAAAAAAATTGAAAAGTTTATTATATAAAGAATATCATTATACTTATATAAAATGATTATTCCAATTAGATGTTTTACATGTGGTAATGTCCTTGCTGATAAATATCGTTATTATCAAAATGAAGTGCGTCGTATTAAGCTTTCACAAGGAATAAAACTAGATAAGGTTATTTATTTAACCGCTGAAAAAGTAGAAAAAACTGCTGAAGGAACAGTTTTAGATACTTTAGGATTAAAAAATGTTTGTTGTAGAAGACATATGTTAACTCATGTTGATATTGAATAAAAAACTCAAAAATATATATTTTTTTATGGCATTATAGTATATAATGACAAAACATAGAAAATCTAATAAAAATTCAAAAAAAACTAAAAAAAATAATTCACGAAATAATAAAACTCGTAATTATAAAAAAATGCGTAAAGGCGGGTGTGGTTGTACTGAGGATAATAGTCTTGTTTTTAAAGGAGGTTATGGACCTTCTAATTTTTCATCACTTCCACAATCACATTACTATAGTTATTCAAATAATCCAAATGCTGTGTCTTTTCCAATGTCAAGTAGAAATATGAATGGAGGTAAAAAAACTAAAAAAATGCGAGGCGGTAATGTATTGCCAAATTGGCTAACAAATCATCCGTTTGGTAATAATTCAGTAATATATACAGGAGATACAGCAGGTGCGTTTTTAGGAAGTAATGTTTATAATGGCATTCCTAATTCATCAAATTCAATTACTGATGGACCATTATTAAATACAAACCGTACTAATATTGTATAATTTTATATAAAAATATATGTATATTTATATAAAATGTCTGTTGCAGGTTTAAGAAATTTATGTACTCCGTCTTATCTTTATTTAGTTATTTCTATTATTTTCATATTAGTTACATTATTTCAAAATTATACTTATTCAGATACATATTGTTTAGGATCATATAGTTGTAGTGTTCCTAGTACTATGATGATTTTTATAATCAAAATTTTATATGTATTATTCTGGACATGGGTTCTCAATTTAATTTGTAGAGCAGGTGCAACGACATTTGCTTGGTTATTAGTTTTATTCCCAATTATTTTGATGTTTTTATTATTAGCAATGCTTATGATTACAAACAATATTAGATAGATTATATTATAAAACTATATATTATAATATGAACAATACAATAAAAAAAAATAAAAAAAATAATAATACAAAGAAAAAAATCAATATTAATGGTAATTTAATAAATGAAAATATAGAAGGTTGGAAAATAATCCATATTTATGGAAATGCATTTGAACGTGGTTTTGCTCACGGGTTTCTTTTATATAAAGAATTAAAACGAGTATTGAAAACCGTTCCATTTATTATTAAAAAAACATTGAATATATCTATGATCAAATACATAAAAACTAGTAATAAAATTATAAAACCTATTATTATACGAGAATATCCTGAGTTTTTTGATGAGATTAGAGGTATTTCAGCCGGCGCGAGAAAACGAGGAACAAAAGTTTCTACTGATTTTTTGATATCTTGGAATTCTTATATGAGTTTGTATTCTTATTTTAAAGACGGTTCTGCAATTAAATGTAGCGCATTTATTGCAAGTGGAAATGCTACAAAAAACGGTGATATAATTATGGGACATAATACACATACCACATTTATGGATGGTCGTCTCCAAAATATTATTATGTATCTTACTCCATCAGATGGACATTATTTTGTAATGCAAACTTCACCTGGATTTATTGCAAGCGTGACCGATTGGTTTTTATCTTCTACTGGAATAATTGGATGTGAAACTACTATTGCGAATATCAATTATAAACCTAAATTTGGTTATCCATTTTATTGTCGTATTCGCCAAGCAATGCAATATGGCAATACATTAGAAGATTACGATAAAATTATGTCAACCTGTAATGCTGGTGATTATGCATGTTCTTGGCTATTTGGTGATATCAAAACCAATGAAATCATGCTTTTTGAATTAGCACTGAAACATAAAAACGTCCAAAAAACGAAAAATGGTGTTTTTTACGGAATGAATAGTGCTATTGATGAAACTATTCGTGAAAAAGAAACGACGGATGAAGAACATTATGATATTACTACATCTTTAGGTGCTAGAAATCAACGTTTGGATGAATTATTGAATAAAAAATACAAAGGAAAAATAGACATTGATAATGGTAAATTGATTTTAGCCGATCATTATGATGTATTTTTAAAACGTGAAGCAATGAATCGTAGAAGTATTTGTAAACATGTTGAACTAGATCCAGAACATTGTTTTAAAGCTCATTATCCATTTGGATGTACTGATGCAAAAATAGTGAATAATAAATTGGCTTATAGTTTATCATTTTGGGGTAGATTCGGTTCTGCATGTGGTCGTACGTTTAATGTTAAAGAATATATAAAAGAGAATCCTTATTATAAATCATATGAACCGTATTTGGATGATATACCTAGTTATAAGTGGAAGGTTATAGAATTAGTAAAATAATAATAATAAAAACGTTATATTTTATATAATAAATGGAAAAACAACTATGGAAAAAAATTCCAGTGGATATATTTATTAATAATATAATGCCTTTTGTTTATAAAAAACAAGATACTAATATTTTGAATGACATTCGTAATTTTTATCCGGACTATCGGATGATAATAAATTATTATTTTTTTGATTTGAACGAGCATTGCTTATTACTAGATTTGATTTCATTTTGTACTAATCATTTATGTAATGATTCAATTATTAATGAATCAAAAATGTCATTTATAAATTTTTTGGGACGTAATATAATATTCAGGAATATGCCTTTAGGTAAAAAATTTGAATATATTAAATCAAAATTTTATTTCAATTTACATACAAATACTGAAATAAAAATAAAATTCCTATTTACACTGTTAACACCATGTGAAAGAGCAAGATTTATAAATGAATTTATTATTATATATGAATAAAAAATTGAAGAAGAATAATATTTGCATAAAATATATAAAAATATAATATTTGTATTATAAAGATGAATCCTCAATTATCAAACATATCAGAAGATGGCGATATTTATACATTTACAATAAGTGGTCTCAATGTAAGTTTAGCTAATGCTCTACGTAGAACTATTTTATCTGATATTAAAACATTAGCTTTTTATACAGAAAATTATAAAGATAATGAATGTACTGTTCATATCAATACGACTCGTCTTCATAATGAAATATTGAAACACCGTTTAAGTTGTATCCCTATTCATGAACCGGATCTAAGTGTATTACCAGGAAATTATGTTTTAGAATTGGATATGCAGAATGAAACCGAAAATATGATCATTGTAACAACTGAACATTTCAAAGTACGTAATAAAACAAATGGTAATTATTTGACAGAAACTGAACAGCATCGTATTTTCCCACCGAATCCTATTACTAATCAATATATTGATTTTGTAAGATTACGTCCAAGAATTAGTGATTCAATACCTGGTGAACAAATCAAACTAACAGCTGAATTTTCCATTCATACTGCCCGTGAAAATAGTACATTTAACGTTGTTTCTAAATGTGCATATGGTAATACGATTGATGTTGCAAAAGCAAATGGTGTATGGGATGATCATAAACAAAAATTAATTGAAGATGGCATGACCAAGGAAGAAATCGAAATGCAAGAAAATAATTTCCGGGTTCTCGATATGCAGAGACATTTTGTTACAGATAGTTTTGATTTTGTAGTTCAAACTATCGGTGTTTTCGAAAATAAAGATATCGTGAAAAAAGCCTGTATTGTTTTACAAAATAAATTGGTAGATCTTGTTAAAAATATTGATTCGGATACTATTCCAATTTTGAATAGTGAAACCACCATCGATTTTTGTTTTGATATTATTTTAGAAAATGAAGATTATACTATGGGTAAGGTTTTGGAATATATACTGTATGAAAAATATTACGTCAATGAAAAATTATTTACTTTTTGTGGTTTCAAAAAATTCCATCCTCATAATGATGATAGTACATTAAGGGTAGCATATGAAAAAAATGCTGACAAACGATTGGTTGCACAACATTTGAGAATTGCTTGTATCGAGGCAAGTCAAGTGTTTGAAAAAATATATAAGATGTTTTAGAATTGTGTTTTGAATTATTGAAATAATACTTTATTTTAATAATTTATCAATATAATCTGCTTGTTCATTATAAAATTTTTTATTGGAAATTAAACATGCACCGTTGTTTATTTGCTCTGCTAATTTAATAAAATGTAAATGGTTATTTATAAGTTCATTGATTTCAACTAATGTTTTAAGTTTATTTTTATCATCAATATTTGATATTAAATCTTTAATATTATAAAAATATCTTTTATTTTTTAAACTATATATATCATATGATGGATCAATAATTATTCCGTCATTTAAAACCAATATTAAATGACCAGTGCAACAAATAAATGTGTCTGACTCAATATCAATTGAAACTACCATAACAGCTTTGGCTTTTACATTTGCGCTATTAAAATTTATTTTGATACAATCGTATAAATATTGAGTATTTGTTAGACATTCGTTTTTGATACAATTTTTTGCCTGAAATTCTCTCATAGAGAGAATAATATTTGAAATAAAAATACTAATATCAAGTTCACTTATTTTACCAGACATTTATAATGATTATTTTGTAATATAACGCCTAAATCAAAAATCAATTTTTTTATTAAAGATTTTCAAAAATACTATCATACATAAATTGTGCTTGAAAAGGATTTTTGAATTTTTTCTTGAAATTTTCTTTTATGTTTTCTTTGAATTTTTCTTTTCCTTCATCATCTAAAGTTGCCAGGTATGTTTTGATATTCTCGATTTTTTCATATCTTTCTTGTAAGAGGATTCTATCTGACTCTGCTCTAATTGCATGTTCTTCGCGTATATTTATATTGTTTTGTAAGATGATTTCTTCTAAATCCCTTTTTCTTAATTTTTCTACACATCTAATGCATTGTCCAATCCTATGAAAGTGGAAATTGATTGCCCCTATCATATCAAGTTTAGTGAATTTTTCAGACATTTTGATTTATATAATATGACGCCTATTTTTAAATTATTTTTATAATATATCTAATAATATTATAAAAAATGACTAATATACCAGAAAATTATACATTCAAAAATGGTGTATTGAGACCAGACTTTATATTTTCATATTGGATATTTGTTTGGGTTTTGATCTATTTTATTTCAAATATATTATTAAATAAAAACATTATTCCTTCTCCATTATTAGCAATATATATTGGTTTTTTTGTAAGTTTGTATGGACTTTCTTATATAGTATCTACAATTTCTAATAATTCAATATTAATGAAGTTTCTTGTAATGTTGATTTTAATAAAAACTATTCCATTATTGATAACTATTTATTTGAGTGGCACTTATAAAATCAACTTGAAACACGATTTGAAAAAACTATTGATATTATTGCTGATTTATTTTGTTTATTTAGTTTGTTGGAATATAAATGTGTTCGATGTTTATAATTATGAAGGCATCTCGATCATAAATAATGATAACAAAACACCATTTTTTTATATTTTATCAAAAATATATCCAGTGGTTTAGTTATTTTACACCTTTTCTCATTTAAAAAGCCTATTTTTTATGAGAACTCATAAATAATTCTTCTTGGTTTTTCGTGTAATATGTGATTTGTTTATTCTTAATTGATGTTTTATTTTATTTGACTTCCCCCTAATTTACTATCCTTAATTGATATAGGGTTCTTAATTGATACAGGTATAGTATTTTTTTTTTCAAATTCTATATTTCTACTAAAATTTACTATATATTGTAATTCTAACATTTTCGCATATGCTTTTATTTGAAATTTTTCTTGGTCACGATTTTTTTTGTATTCTATATATTTTTCGTAATTTTTATCTTTATTAATTTTTATATCAAAATGACCAACAATGTGAATATCATTTTTATCATAACATGTTATCCAGTCATTACTTATTTCTACTTTATCTGAATCTGTAAAACAAGCCAAAATAATAGGGAAAGTTAAAAAATTAGCATCATCATCGTTATGGTTATAGTTTGAGTATAATATACTTCTAAATATTCCATTACTAATTGTTATTGTAATACCAGGGTTTGTTCCAACATTTGGGTTTAACTCTTCATAATTTATGCTAAATGGAATAGTAAACAATGCTATTATTGGGTCATCTTGTTCTATTCCTAATCTTTTTCCATTATTTGCTGCAAACCCGTTTTCATATATATTTTGTAATACACTATATGTTGTTGAATGAAGACCATACAATGGAAATTTTTTATTATTTGTAATAAGATTAGGTATATTTATAATTCTATCTTTCAATATTTCATTTTTACAATATTCTAATATTTGTTCAAATAAAAGTTGAATTTTATTTTTTCTTGAAAACACTGACGTAATATTCATTATATCATATATGTATGCATTATTATAAGTAATATATATAATTAAGGGCGCTTATGAAAGACCATAAAAATATGTATCCAAGAAAACAATACACGAAAAAACAAGAAGAATTATTTATGAGTTCTCATAAAAAATAGATATTTTACACCTTTTCTCATTGAAACTGCCCATATACACATTTACACCATTTCATATTTTCAATTAGAAATAGTGTAAAAAAATTGAAACACTTTTATTATATTATACTATTATTATATAAAACACATTTATCTGTAAAATGTATGCCGTTGTTAGATATAACGATTATCGTAAAGAACAAGATTTTGAAATCATTGCAACTACTACTGATGTAGAATATGCTAAAAAAATAGCATTTAATAAAATCAAAGAAAACATACAAAACATGCCTGAATGTAAAAATGACGATGAACTTTATAAAATAGAAACCGATATTGAAACAGAATATTTCCAACCAATAAATAAAGAAATAATATCTTATAGAATTATCAAAGTAAAAAAGTGTAAAAACAAATTAAAAAAAATATATCATTATACAACTAAATATGCTGTTGTTGAATTTGCAGTAGGAAATTCTGAAAATTTACAAGAAATAGATACTTCTCTTATATGTGATGATTATGGAGATATTATTGATGATGATGAATAAAAAGCAAATAAAAATGGAGGGAAGCCTCTTTTTTTATTTACTCCCACAATGTGGGCGTTTTGAATGAGAAAAGGTGTAAATGAGAAAATGTTGTAAAAAATTGAAAATCTGCAATAACATCATATAAATTAATATTTATACAATGGCAACTGACGCAGCAAATGCACTTGAAGACTGGTTTCAATATTTGAAACAAGAAGATTTTGAATTCTAATTCAATATATAGAAAATATAAAAAATGGTATTCCAAATGATAAAATGATAATTTTGTTTGGAATAGGTTGTAATGGTAAATCAAGACTTATGGATGAGATTCAAACGCATTTAGGCGATGAATTGTCTGGACATGAATGGGACGTCAATGAATTAATTTCTCATGAAAATATTAAACCTTTGATATTTTTATACGAAGGAGTACTCGATCGTACAAACCATAACTATAAAAGAAACTTGAATCTTGCTCATTCACTTAAACATCTTATTAAATTCGGTATTTCATTTATTGTTGCTGTAAATAGAATAGATCTTATAAATGAAAAAATACTTGAACATTCAAGAATTATTGAGATGACTCATATATTTACGCCAAATGCTCAATATATACACTAGCAACCACAAAAATACTAATATACTTTAGAATGAAAAATTGAATCATGAAAATATTTATTTTTTTTATTCTATTCAATAACATGTTTGCCTGGAATTTCATAAAACAAAATGTATGTGCATGTGGACGTTTTAAAAAATGTTTTTCACCATTTGAAAGACCATGTTTTACTGATAAAAAAATACAGAAACAAATCGACACCAAATATGATTATTTGAAAGACATCGAATACAAAGATACAATAGGGTTTGTTCCACCAATATTAGTAGGCAAGGTTATCAAGGTATATGATGGTGATACAATTACGATTGCGTCCAAATTACCTAATACAGAAAACCCCATTTATCGATTTTCTGTTCGTTTGAATGGAATAGATGCCGCAGAAATAAAAGGCAAAACAACGAATGAAATAAAACTTGCATTTGAAGCCCGAGACAAACTACATGAACTTATTTATGGTAAAATGATCCATTTGAAAAACATTTCTACTGAAAAATATGGTCGAATATTAGCGGATGTATATCTGGATGATTTATATGTCAACAAATGGATGTTAGATAACGGTCTAGCAGTCCCTTATGATGGTGGCACTAAGCAAAGACCAATTGAATGGGATAAACATTAGGGTCTTTATATCATTTCCAAATAATATTTAAAAAATTGAAATAAATATTATTTTTTCATTTATATTAAAGCAAGATGGAAAAACGTATCAATAAAAAAATCGAGACGTATGTGACCGCACTCAAAGAATCAGTACATAAAAAAATAACTGAACTCGCTTTCAATGAAAAAGATAAAACCAGTGAACTCATCGAATATATATATGAATATCAACGATTGACTATACAAAAAGAAGATCTTATCAAAAGAAAACGTATTAAAAATTCAATACCAAATTTGAATCGCTGTATTGCAAAACGTGCAAACGATGAACAATGCACACGCCGTAGAAAAGAAGGATGTGAATATTGTGGTACTCACGTAAAAGGTACTCCTCATGGCGTTATTAATTCCAATGCCACAAATGAAATAGTATCTCATAAAGTAGAAGTATTTGCAGAAGAAATATTTGGAATTGTCTATTATATTGACAAGCAAAACAATGTTTATAAAACAGAGGATATTTTAGAGGGAAAAGAAAATCCAAAAATAATAGCAAAATGTTTGAAACAAAATGGAATATTAACTATACCCGAATTAGGTTTAGTGTGATTACTTTTCTTTGGTAATTTTACGAACAATCGTTTCTTGTACAACTTCTTCTCTATTATCTCTAATAAATTCATTTAATTCTGCTGCTTTCAACGTATCGCCTTTAAAATAATCTGATAAAACGTTCATCAATATTTTCTGTGTTATTGGTTTTTTTATATTTTTTTTAGCATAGCATATTTGTCCATCATTTATATCAAAGACATCTATTTCATTTTTTTTCATTATTTCCATTAAAACTTTCGAAATATTTTTTTTATCATCTTTTCTTTGTTTTTCCTCTTTTTGTAATTTACGAATATCATTATCTAACCGAACCCATTCTTTTATAGTTTTTATTAAATATTCTTTAGTATCCATCTTTTAATATATAAATATATATTTTTATGTTTTTATTTAAATAATAAATTTAGGATTTATTTATTAGTATATATTAATATGCAATTTGTTAATAGCAGACCTAATCATAATCATAATAATAATACACTTATAATGCCTTATAATGTTTATTATAAGAAACCGATACAAAATAATAATAATGTTCAATCTGCTTTACGAATAAATAGTGTTGAAAAAACAATACAAAATACTAGTATTCAAATCGTTAATCAAATTATTAAACAAAATCCTGTAGTTTCAACAACTATACCTCAACAAAAAAAAATGAAATGGGGAGAACCAACATGGTTTTTATTTCATACATTAGCAGAAAAAGTAAAAGAAGAATATTTTCATACCATTCGATATGAATTATTGAATACTATTGTTATTATCTGTAAAAATCTTCCTTGTCCTGACTGCGCGAATCATGCAACAGAATATATGAAAAAAGTAGATTTCAATTCTATAAGAACAAAACAAGATTTAAAACTCATGCTGTTTCAATTTCATAATGTTGTAAATCAAAAAAAACAGTTCCCATTGTTTTCTATAAATGAATTAGATTCAAAATATTCTAATGCAAATCTTGTTATTATTATACAAACTTTTATGTTTTATTTTCAAGATAAATCTCATAGTATCCGCATGATAGCTAATGATTTATATCGCTCTAGGATTGCAGATCAATTGAAGATATGGTTTAATAATAATATTTGTTATTTTGATTTATAATAATATTGTTTATAAAATATTATTATATCACGATTATTGCATAACGTTTATAGTTTTTCCTTTTGAAGTTTTACATCTAAACATTTGTTTGGTTGGTTTACTACATACTTCATTATTTTTAGGACCAACTAAATATTGTAATGAAGGATTTTTTGTATTATATATTAAATAACCCCATAATAATCCGAAACATGCACCTAAACATAGAGACGTAAATGATTGCTCAAACTTATAACATGTATTTTGTATATTCCATGCAATATCAAATAATATCAATATTGGAAAAAATACTAGAGTTGGAATATTTTGCTTAGCGGTTTTTAACATTATTATTGGAATCAGTAAGTAAAATAATGTGAAACTGAATACTGTTTGACTTAAAGGTAATTTTGAAAAATCACCCTGTTGATTTATGGATAATATATTACAAATGTCTGGACGTTCTTCTGCTCCAAAACTATTAAGTGGTATTATATTACCAAACATTATTGTAGTAAAGCATGCAAATATCAAACCGGCCAAATAAACAAGTCCTTTAAAATCTTGATTAAATAATGATGATAATGAAAAAAAACATACCAATACAAATGGCGCTAAACGTAAAAATAAATATGTTATACTTATAATATTCAAATCCATCTAAATTATATTTATATTATAATTAGACAATACTTTTTATACA